AAACGCTATCATCAACAGCCTTAATGAGGTCTGCAATGAACTGCTGGGGAGGAATAAACGCTCCGCCCTCAGTTAATGAACCTGCAGCAAGCGCCCGAAACTCATCTCGGTACAATGCCTCCTGGCCGTACATAAGATATGATCGGAATTGCTTAGTGCGAAGCTCAACCTCTTTTTCTGCAGCTCTTTCTGAACCGGCAGAAGCTTGAGCAGCAACCTTTTTAGTTACTGGCTCTTCAAGTTTCTGCTCAACATCTCTGAGCTTAGACTCTCGGTTTATAACGCTATCGAGCCTTTCTTGCTCCGCGTCCATCTCATTATATTTCTTTTCGCTATCTGCATTCATAACACCATCTGGTGCTGAATCGATAAGACCGCGCATATCAGCTATAAGCTTTAAGCGCTTTTCGACGAGTTCTTTTAAGTCGCGCATGATTCAATCTCCTGTGCTTTGTACACGAATAAATTTAACAGTTATTTTGTTTTGAGGGTGTTCCCGTGACCACGCATCAGCGAGGTTGGAGGGTAGAAATGGGATCTGGTTATCCGTGCGGTCACGCACGCCGAACCTTCCCGGTTTAATTCGGATAGTATCTAGATCTTAACATTCACACAATATGGAAATTATAAAGTGTCCATTTGGAACTTTGCTCTAAGCGCTGCCTTAGCAAGTCTGGTTCTGAATTCTCCGACCGGTTTACCGAGAGCAAGGTCAGCAGCATCGAGAGCTTCAAGCTTCGCGCGAACGAGTGCTTCATCGATACTTCGAGCCTGAACTTCTGTTTGTGGGTATGCTGGGAAAGCCACGGGAGAAACTTCTAGCAGATCAACATCTAAGAGAGTTCGTATTACGGGAGAGTTTGCATCCTTTGGTCTGTCCCACGAATCTTTTCTAACTCTAAAACCGAAACTCATTGCACTTACATCGCCGCGCTGGATTAACGTGAACGCATCTCTCCCTGCTTGCGTATCTGCAAGAGTAAGATCAAAAGAAAGTCCCTTAGAATCCTCATGCAGTCTTAAACTTTGATTCTTATTTCTACCTAGTACGATGTCATGATTATGATTCCAGAAAGCTCGGATGTCGCCGTTCGCTACGGAGTCGGCGAACGCGCCGCGCTGAATCTTCTCTCTAAGAGGTACGAATGTGCCGAGATCTTCGCTCAACTTATCGAACATCGCCGCATAACCACCGACTTTTCTAACGCCGTTTTCTTCCGTGGCTCGGACTTCTTCGATTTGATAATTGCGAACTTCAAGCTTTGTGCCCATCTCTGATCCCTTGGTAAGTTTCAAATGTTAGTGTGACAAGTGAATCAGTTTCGTGCCAGCCTCGTTTTTCTTCGACCCACTTTTCGAAGGATTCTTTTTTCTCCTCTGAACGAGCGCACCAGTTTGTTGCATATCGTTTCAACATCTCAGGCACGGTGGTTTTTATATCACGAAACATTTGCTCACGGTTTGATGATGCAGGAAGTAACCCGATCCAACTGGTTAATGCACCAGTAACCGTGGACTCTAATTCGTTTGTTAGAAAATCGAACATCTTACCATTATCGGAATTAGAACGTCCTCTCGCTGTGATCTCACGACGTAAGGCTCTTTGAACTTGCGACTCAAATACTATCTTCCAAGAGTTTATTTGATCTTGAGACGGGTCTGGGGAGTCATTCGGAGACGCGTCTTGAGCGGGATCTACATTTTGCGGGTCTGCCTGTGCTGGGTCTTCCTCACCGACCGGCTTCATATTCAACGGTTCAAGAAAGATTTGTCCTTTACCTTCAGGGAGCGGGTTTAAATTCTCTCTCGCTCTTATTTCATCAACATTTAGAAAACCGTTATTCCTGCCGACTGAATATGCTTCGTATCTGGTTTTTATGTCTCCGCGAAGTAGCGCGTCTACTAGAAATTCAATAACGGTTTCTTCCCATTCTCTTTCTGGAGTACATTGCCTTAGTAGTGCATTCTCGATACGTGCGAACCAAGGACCGAGCGAATCAGTGATTGCTTCCTGTCCTTGCCATTCAATATTATTATTTGTTGATCTAGTAAGATCTCCAATTTTGTGCGGAGGGACTCGAAGCCACCGAGCGATATCATTCACGGTGAATTGTCTCGATTGAAGGAACTGCCCTTGCTCTCCGGTCATACTGACCTGATTCCACTTAAGACCTTCCTCGAGAAGAATCGTCCTAAAAGAATTACTACTGCCCGAATAAAGTTCATCGAACGAGTTTCTAATTCTATCTGAAGCTTCTTTTGACAAGCGGTTCGGATGTTCAAGAACGCCGGAAGCTCTAACACCACGACCAAAGAAGGAGGCCGCGTGCTCTTCTTGAGCCGTTGCTATTCCGATGGTCTGCATCATTAAATCAATGGGAGAAAGACCTTTAAGACAGCCTGTCCCGAGGCCGCGAATATGGACGATCTCGCTTGGTGGCATTACGACCTGCCCGAACTTGGGGAGTACAATTCTGTAAGCTAAACTATCCTCGTCCTCGGGGTTTCTAAAAAACGGTTCTACGTTATCGGGGTTTAGAGGGTAAAGCTCTAAGAGCTTGCCTCGACCATTGAAAATTTTCTGCGCGTAAAAGTTCCCACGCATAACGAGGTGAACCATTATCGTTTCTTTGAATTGAAACGCATCCATTAACGGGTTCGGTTGGTGTCTTAATATCCTCCAGAGTGGGTGATCTGAATTTCTCTCTTTCCCACCATTAGGTAATTTTTTATAAATTACAATTGGAAGCATCGCCGTCGTCTCAGAAAGATAACGGAGGCCAGCGTAGAATGCACTTATCTTTAGTGCATCATCGGGCCCAAGATATCGACCAGTTGCGAGATTATTCGGACGACCAAGCCACGCATCATCACCGTATTTTACACTGGCTCTTTTGAAGATGCGCGCGAGAAAGTTTTTCATGCCCATAGTTGAGCGTTCCTTTTAGCGCGGAAATTTTTAAAGCGGGTCGCCCTCTTAAAGTGATACTACACCGCGCCCAGAGTACACGCTATCATGATTCAACGCTACTAGTGCTCTTGCAAGCCCTGTGATTGTGGCCGAGATCCCGTCGATCTTTTCGTTTGACTTCTTTTTCTTGGCTGGTCTGAGGTTCCCGTTCGAGTCTTCTTCGGTCTCAAAGTTCCTGGCATTCCAGGTAAGTATTGGATTGTTCCCGTGTGCTAATTCACACTCATCTACCGCGCGAATAAGCTCCTTTGTTGGTGCGTTAAGGCTAAAAGTTCCCTGTCTGATTTGCACTACAGTGAGGCCGTCCTTCTCTTCTAGCTGTCTAAGAAGTTGCACGGAGTTCCAAGGGTCGCCAGCAACCTCTCTAATGCAGAAAGTTTCATATAAAGAATTTATCTCGTTTCGAATTCTGTCATAGTCGACGCTCCCGCCTGGGGTTGGAATTAGGTGGCCGGACTTAACCCATCCCTGGTACATGTTTCTGTATTGGGGCTGAAGGTCTGCAATCCGGTCCTGTGGACAGAAAAACTTAACAAAGACTGCCCAGCCTTTCTCTCTTTTGAAAATCATGGAGAGCGCTGTTAAGTCTCGGACGCTTGAAAGGTCGACACCTAAGATACAATTTTGACCACGGAATTCTTCGAGGTTGATCGCGATATCACCGTTCTCCTTCCATCTCGACATATTGATTGCGCGAACATTACTCTCGGTCCAAAGATTTAAATGCAGGCGCATGAAAGTGTTCTGCGCTGCGGGATTATTTTTTGCTTCTTGAATTAGTTTCTCAAAGTATTGAGCGAAGATACTGATCCCATAATTCGGGTTCGCTTTCTTCACAGCCTCCAAACGACACCACCATTCGGGATCGTCTTTCACATTCTCGGGTGGGAGCGCTTCGAAGATTACTGGGAAGAAAGATGGATCTTCAATCTCCCCGGCTGCGACCGCTTTTGCATAAGTATACATTTCGTAACAAATGCTGTGCCGATCAAAACCTGCTGTGGTCATGTAAACCTCAAGCGGTTGACGACGCGCTCCGGTTGAAGTTTTTAAAACATCGTATAGTTCACGATCCTTCTGAGTGTGAAGCTCATCGAACAAAATACCATGCAAGTTCTTACCGTGCTTAGTATGAGCATCGGAGCTTATGACAATGTAGCTCGATCCAGTTTTGTGACAGACAAGAGAGCGCCTAAAACTTTTCGCTCGATCTCTTAAAAGATCATCGGCGTCGTTCATGTCTTTAGCGACACTGAAAACTACGTTCGCCTGATCCGTATCCGCTGCAGCAGAAACTATTTCAGCACCTAGCTCACCGTCGGCGTGTAGAAGGTAAAGGGCGATACCTGCACCCCAGGTAGACTTTCCATTTTTGCGGGGAACGAAAACGAAAAGAGTTCGAAACTTTCTCGAATCATCAATCTTTCTTTTCCATCCGAAAAGTCGACGGGTAATAATTCTCTGCCAGCGCTCAAGTATGAACGGCTTACCAGCAAA